CTTTGTCTGCTGAATAAACTGGTTGATGATGATGGGGTCGTTGTAGATCATGATGATATCGGGATTGACCGTCTCGACATACTCACGGAACTTGTTGAAGCCGAACCCCTGCTCCTTCGGGTCCTCGTTGGCGGCAGCATCATACTGGATCACGCCCTTGATCGGACGAGCGGGCTGGGGGAGACGGGCGGGGGTGCGCTGAAACCCGAAATGAAAGATCTTGACCAGTGGAGCCAAGGTCCCGAGCTGCTTGAGGAGGTTGTAGGATACCTTGGAATAACCCGTCACCTGCTCGGTATGCGTCGAAACAAGAAGGAAGCGAACGGGAGCCATTTTATGATTAACAATTTCTATCTGTAAATACAATGACAACTCCTATCCGTCCAAGCCAGCAAACACGCTTTACGAGTGCGTCTGAAGTGACGACGATGCTTAAGCGCACAGTTGTGAACAACTACTATGGAAACTACCCTCAGGATCAGAAGCGTGCATATGCGAGCACGTATACAACATTTCAGGGTGGAGCGGTGGCCAATGATATTGGAGAATCTCTAGTCTCCTTGATCCCGACATGCACGACAAACAGCCGGGGGTTTGTACTCTCCAGTAACAAGACAGTCGTTCCTACGGGAGAGAAGGCGACTCCGAACATGTATGTCTCTTCAAGGGCTTATATCAACAATCCTCAGTAGTAGGCTAACCCCGGAGCAACCCCATTCTCCTTCATTTTGGGAATCTTGGTGAACTCCGAAAACCTGTCCATGAACGGAATCGGAGGAATCGGATACAATTGATGAACCGAGTTGCCCGTGTATGCCTTCTGAATCACCCTGCGTGTCTGTGTCCCAATCCAGTCGTATCCGTAGCGAACGCTCATGTACGAGTGAATCAAGACAAGGATGACAAGCCCGCCAATAATGATATACGGCAAGTTCCGATACATTAATCATATCGTATAAGATAATATAGTATGCCGGGCGGCCTCATTCAACTCACTGGCTTTGGTGCCCAAAACGTTTTTGTCAATGGAAACCCTTCCATGACCTACTTCATCAAGATGTATAAACGCAGCACCAACTTTGCGATGGAGCATTTTCGGCTGAGTGTTGCCAATATTACGGATACGACACTACCAGGTGCCGGAAAGAAAACGTTTAACTTCCCCGTTCCTCGCTATGCCGATCTTCTACACGACTGCTACGTGTGTGTCCAGATCCCCGACATCTGGTCTCCACTCTCTGGATATGATCAGAACACATCCGAGGCATACGAAACCGCCTTCCAGTGGTCCCGCAATCTCGGGTTCAATATGATTGAAAGTGCGTCGGTTCTCTTCAACGGTAATGTTATATGTACGGTTACGGGCGAATGGATGAAAGTCAAGAGTTATCTGAAGAGTAACAAGACCCAGCGTGACAAGCTAGATACCATGGTTGGAAATACGCCAGACATGTATGATCCCGCCAATGCCCGTGGACGCCTGAACCAGTATCCTAACGCCATCAACGTCTCCGCCACAAATACTGCACCCCCCGCCCCTTCTATTCGTGGTCGTCAGTTAACAATCCCGCTCTCCTTCTGGTTCTGCGAAGAGATCGGTCAATCCCTCCCGCTTGTCAGTCTTCCCCAGACCGAAGTCGTGATTCAGGTGACCTTCCGTAATATCTACCAGATGTTCACGATCCTTGATACTCGTGGAAAGGCTTCTACCAATGCTACATTCCAGACTCGTATCGCAGGAAACCCCGGAGATTCGTTCCTTGGAATCCAGAATTACCTGTCCTACCCTGATACCCAGGGAAACCCTACGAACCCTTCACTGGTCAGCTGGAATCTTGATCCGTATGTTGAAGCCAACTACGTTTTTATGACGGACACAGAGCGTGCCCATATTGCCTGTAATGAACGCTCGTTCTTGATGACACAGGTTCGGTCCGTCATAAACCATAATCAGTATGGATACAACGATGTCCTTATCCCCATGTACAATCTGTGCACTCGTGTCGTCTTCCTATTCCAACGGGAAGATCGGGCACTGGTGAACGACTGGGACAATTACACGAACTGGGATTCGATCTTTTATCCGCCAGTGCAGACATACCCCAGTGTTCTACCGACACTGACCGCACCTGCTACCCCCGATCAATGGTATTCTACCGGAATCCAGTTATTAAATTCTATGAACAATCAGGATATTCTACAGGAAGGAAACCTGGTGTTTGACGGAACTGACCGATTCGTCACCAAAAACATCAACTTCTTCCGGAATATTCAGAACTACCGGTTCTCAGAGGGAGATACGTCGTCGCTTCCGGGGATTAACCTCTACTCCTTTGCTCTCGACCCCAATACAATCTCTCAGCCGTCTGGGAGTGCGAACGGATCCATGTTCAACAAAACGACGTTCAAACATACGCTGCTAGTTCCGCCCATCGTTCAGACTGGAGCGGTATCGCAGATTCCTCTGTGTGTTGTCAGGGATACTGCACTCAGCACTAATCCTACTCCCGTCCCCGACGGTGCTACAATCTCACCTGCCCCTGGAATTCCTCCGCTCATCCAGGCTGGCCAAACGTTGACGGTCTACCCGTCTCCCACCAATCTACAAATTCAATATAATGGATACGCATCCATAATCTATGTTGAATCGTACAACTTCCTCAAGGTTACAAACGGACAAGCAAATCTTGTGTTCAATACATAATAGATTCGGATGGCTGACAATACCGACGACCCCGTTGCCGATGTTCCTCCGGAGCAAGTAGCCACCGAAGCATCTGGACCAGTTGTCTCTTCAGCAAACGGTCTTCTACTCTTCATATTCACCAATGTCCTACTTCTCATATACTACCGTGCGGCATGGTATGCTCTTGAATCCTTATTATTTGAAAAGTATCCGGCGATCGGGGCATATTCCAGCTTTATTATGATCCCATTCCTGATTCCTCTAGCAGGCATGTTTGCTTCGGTCGTGAACCCATCCGCAGGAGGTCTGACTGCGTGGACCCTGAGCGTAGTTGGTATTGCTTCGTCTGTCATGATCGCTGCTCTGATCTACATCATGATCTTTGATCTCCCACCCGCCGCAATTCAAATTGCTATGAACCTGTTTAAATCTGGGTCTCCTCCCGCTCCTGCAGCAACGGCGTAGACGCCTCCAATGTATGAAGTTCATCCATGGCCTGCCCAGAATTCTCGAAGTTGCGGAAGAGGATCTGATTGACTTCGGCGGGGCTCCACTTCCCGTCCATTCTGGGATCCGCAAAGAGGGGGTGGTCGCCCACTGTAATATCGTAAAACCCCTCCACCATTTCTTTCAGGATCCCACGGGAACACTTCTTGAAATGAATGATGAGATCAATACGTCCTGGGCGAATCAGGGCCTTATCGAACCGCTCCGGGAAATTGGAGGTAAATACGAGAATACGTCCGCTGGATTCCAGTGTGCCGTCTAGTAGATTGAGAATAAAGGAAAGATCGATGGGGTCCTTGATGACGTCGTCGTCTTCGGGCAGGAATGGATCCTTGGGTGCCTGCACCGGTTCAGGCTTCTTCCACTCCCGCTTCAGGAGCACATCGCCCATCGCATCAGCATCCTCGATAATGTAGATACGCTCAGAAATAGGGATGGTATACTTTTCCAGAGTTGTGCCGTTATACACGTGAATATCATCGCTGAAAAACAAGTGGCGTAGCTGGGTCTTGGTCTTGATTTCCGACAACTGGATGTTCACGGGGTGCCGACGGGCCACATTGGCAATAGCCTTGATTTCCGAGGTCTTGCCGGTTCCGGGGGCACCGTGGAACAGAAAGCCCAGAGTGTACGGAATACCCTTGCGCTCATACCACGATCGGTTATTGAGGAAGTGCGCCACACGGTTCTTGACTACGGGCTGCTCCTCAAAATACACGTTCTCGAATGTGCGTGTCGTGGAAAACTTGTGCTTGGTATACACCAGAAACGTATTGGGCAGAGGGTTCTGATTGGTCTTGCGTTTCTTGTTATCCACCATCTGATCGAAGAAATAGAGATCGTTTCCGAGCTTGTTCATCATTCGCCGCTCATAATCCTGGTTGCACGAGTCCACGAATTTCTGAAGTGATTGGATGGGGTGATCGTAACAAAAAAGCTGGAACTTGATGTTCTTGATGTTACCATCGTCGACTTCCACGTTCGTGAGTTTGAAGTAGATATCCTCATCGAGTTTCACAGACTCAAACTCGTAGGGGAGGTAATCGTGATTGGCAATAGAGAGAAGGCGTTTCGTGGCAGGGGAGGAGGCGACATAATGCACGATGGCATCCATGCGGGTCATAAAAAGGGGAACACTTCCGTTCTTGGTCTGAGGAGGAGTTCCACGCTCACATTCGATCACGGCTGACGGTTTGCGTTCATTGGAATCCAGAGGCTGGAAAGATGTCTGGAGTTTTGTGAACCAAGGGTAGAGTGCGAGTCCACGTTCGTAGAGGGAAATACCAATAAAGGCAAGCAGTGGTCGGAAACTATTTCCCGATGTCGTCAAGACTTGAAAGAGCATTGACATCTTCAGGAGTTCGCCGAGAGATGTCATTGATTATTTAGAATATTTCATCGTGGAGAGCCAAACGCCGTGAGGCACTTGTCCAGGGTTGGAATGCCCTCGTGAACAGGCTTGGAACGTTTGAGGCGTAGTTGCTGAGAGGCTTTGTTGACAGTTTCGTTGGAAAGGGATACATAAGACTTGACGTCACGGACAGATGATTGGGTGTTCACGGACGGCATGTATAGACGGACTGGTGGCATAGCCAGCTGTAGAGGTTTCGTGCAATACTGAATGAATTCACGATACTGCTGGATATCCAGATTTCCACCAAACATCCGGAGGACACGCTTATCGGGAGCCGGCTGGATATCACGGTTCACATAGAGAGACCGGTAGACTGTGCGCAAGAGTGAGTGACGAAGCCATTTGTCAGATTCAGTGAGTCCAGATTCCTTGTAAATAGAGGACAGTGCACACTCGGGACTACAGTAATTCCCTTCGGCCGTATACATGCTCGTATACACATCATAGTGCGTTGGAATGACGAACGATTCTCCAGAAAAGGAGTGGCAGCACCACAGACACGCTGCACCAGGGGGATAGGACGTTTGCAGAGAAAACTTGGACATCAAGTCGTGAACGACCGTCTCATCAAATCGCCTCTCCTGTGTTTCTGTCTTCAGGAGGATGTCCGAGTATTCAATCCCTCCTCCCGATGGCATAGGGATATCCACCCGCTCCTCTTCGAAATCAAAATCCTTACCGATCCGCAGGAAGAAGATGACGGGTGGAAGCTCCACCGTCGGTTCTGTCTTCTTTGTCTTCTTTCCTCGAGCTGGCGGCATTTACATGAATATGGTTTTTGTGTGTAAAACGGAATGGACTTTCTATTATAGAGGGAGAGCACACAAATGGCAGAGGCATACAAGAAGCACACCCACCGGGAGCATATTCTATCACTGCCCGACACCTATGTCGGGTCTATCGAGACGTCGCACGAGGACATGTATGTCGTGGAAGACGAAAAGTTCATCCAGAAGAACCTATCCTTCAATCCTGGATTCTACAAGCTGTTTGACGAGATTGTCGTGAATGCCCACGATCAGGTGGTCCGCATGCGCCAACGTGCATCCCCCAATCCTGTGAAGAATATCACCATCGAGATTTCAGAGGACAACCAAACCATCACGGTGGAGAATGATGGAGAGGGTATTACCGTAGCTGAGCATCCCGAATACAAGGTCTGGGTTCCGCAGCTGGTGTTTGGCGAGCTGCTGACTTCCACGAACTACGACAAGGACGAGAAGAAGCTCGTAGGCGGTAAGAACGGCTACGGTGTGAAGCTGGCCAATATCTTTGCGAAGAAGATGACCGTGGAGACCGTGGATGCCGTGTCTGGCAAGAAGTATACCCAGACGTGGGAGAACAACATGACGGTGGTGAACAAGCCGAAGATCGTGGCCTGCAAGTCTAAGCCGTATGTCAGCGTGTCGTGGACCCCCGACTTTGCTCGGTTCGGTCTCACCGAGATCACGCCCGACCTGCTCGGTGTATTCCGCCGGCGGGCCAGCGATCTGGCGATGACGGTGGGCAAGGATGTCAAGGTCCACTGGAAGCATGGTAATGGCGACAAGGTCATGATCAAGTGCCGTGATCTCTCCGCCTATGCCGCCGAGTTCGTGGACACCCCCACGGCCGCCCATTCCAGCGATCGATGGAACGTCGTGGTCGCTGATGCTCCCGAGTCCTTCCTTCAGGTCTCGTTTGTCAACGGTATCTGGACATCCAAGGGCGGGACGCACGTAGACTACATCGTGAATCAGGTAGTGAATCATCTCGTAGAGTTCCTGGAGACCAAGAAGAAGATCAAAGTCAAGCCATCTCTCATCAAAGATAATCTCGCAATCTGGGTGACGGCTTCGATTGAGAACCCGTCGTTTACGTCCCAGACGAAGGAGGCACTGACCACGAAGAGCACGGCGTTCGGGTCGACGTGCAAACTCCCCGAGGAGTTCTTCAAGAAGCTGCGGTCCAAGCTGGAACTGGTGGACAAGCTGGTGGTGGCCCAGAAAGAAAAGGACGAGAAAGAGAACAAGAAGAGTGATGGACGGAAGAGTTCTAAAATATATGGTATCCCGAAGCTCGACGACGCCGCCCTCGCCGGCACAGCCCGCTCCGCCGAGTGTACCCTCATCCTTACAGAGGGAGATTCAGCAAAGGCAATGGCTCTCAGCGGCCTTACGAAGAATCAACGCCAGTCTTTCGGCGTGTTCCCACTGCGGGGGAAAATCATGAACGTCAAAGACTCATCGTCGTCCAAGGTCGAGCTGGCCAAGGAGATCGCCGAGCTCAAGAAGATCGTGGGTCTAGAATCTGGCAAGGTGTATGACAGCCTCTCCACACTGCGCTACGGCCGCATCCTGATTATGACGGATCAGGATTACGACGGGTCCCACATCCGTGGTCTCCTCATCAATCTATTCCACGAGCTCTGGTCTGAGTTGTTTCGGATCCCTGGGTTCCTCACCTACATGGCCACGCCCATCGTGAAGGCCACAAAAGGCAAGGAGTCTCGGACGTTCTACACGCAGTTTGAGTACGATCAGTGGAAGACGTCGGCAGCAGGCAACTGGGCGGTCCAGTATTACAAGGGTCTCGGGACCTCGACTCGTGAGGAGGCCCAAGAGTATTTCAAGAACATGAATATCACACAGTTCCGCTACACTGCCGTCGGAGACTCTGAGGCAATTGACTTGGCATTCAACAAGTCTCGGGCCGATGATCGCAAGGTCTGGCTCCAAGGCCACGATGCCGCCAATATCGTGGTTCCCAAGACCGACAAGACTCTGCCGTATTCCGAGTTTGTCCACCGTGACCTCATCCACTTCTCACATTACAATCTCGAGCGCTCCATCCCCAGTGCGATCGACGGTCTCAAGACATCGCAGCGGAAGATCCTGTTTGGGTGCCTCAAGCGCAAGTTGACGGACAAGGTCAAGGTTGCCCAGCTGGCAGGCTACGTGTCGGAGCACGCTGGCTACCACCACGGCGAAATGTCGCTCAACGAAACGATTATCGGTATGGCCCAGGACTTCGTGGGCTCCAACAATCTGCCGTGGCTGGTTCCCAAGGGTCAGTTCGGAACCCGACTGGAAGGCGGCAAGGACTCGGCTGCGTCCCGTTACATCTTCACCTACCTCCAACCGTACATGAAGGACCTAGTTCCTGCCGACGACTTGCCGTGTCTCAAGTACCGTGATGACGACGGACTGTCGGTCGAGCCCGAGTGGTATGCCCCCGTCCTGCCCATGCTCCTCATCAACGGTGCTCGGGGTATTGGCACTGGATACTCCACCTACATTCCCTCCTACAATCCCGTGGCGCTGAAGTATGTTCTGCTCCGATGGCTGAAGGGCGAGGACGATACGATTCTGGAGACGGCAGAGTTGACGCCGTGGTATCGTGGATTCAGGGGCACGATTCTGCCGTGTCCCGACGGATACGATGTCACTGGCAAGTATTCCTACAACGCAAAGACCAAGACGATTTCCGTCCAGGATCTGCCCATTGAATACTGGACGTCGGATTTCAAGGCGTTCCTGGATGGGTTGTGCGAGAAGAAGGATATCAAGGATTACACCGACACGTCGACGGATATGGATGTCAACTTTGAGATTGTCTTGAAGGAGGACATGACTCCCGAGATGGTGAAGAAGCTCGGTCTGGCCTCTCGTATCAAGATGACCAATATGCACGCCTTTGATCGCCACTGCAAGATCCGCAAGTTCAAGACGGTGAATGAGATCCTTGTGGAATACGCTCATGCCCGTCTCGCTCTATATGGCGACCGCAAGACCAACATGCTCGCAGAACTCCGAGCGAAACTGCCGTGGCATTCCAGCGTCGTCAAGTTCCTGACGTTGATGTGCGATGACGCCATTGATCTGCGCAAGAAGCCGCATGCTGAGTGCGTTAAGATTCTCGAGGGACACGAACTCACCGATATTCCCGATCTCCTGAAGCTTCCGTTCAGCAGTATGACTCTGGAGAATGTCCAGAAGCACCAAGCAGAACTTGACCGGATTCGTGCTCGTATTGCCGAAATCGAGGGGACGACTCCATCACAGTTCTGGGTTCAAGACTTAGAGAATCTCATCGTCTAAAAGAGTAAGAAGGAGAAGATGGATTACCAACGACTGCGGGCAGGAGCAGATCAAGAAGCACGTGAAGAGTATAATTTTGATCCTAGAGTTGCTTTCCAGGCGACCTCCCGAAATCAGCAGGAGGTTCTTCCAGCAGGGCAGAGACGGCAGCCGCTTACATCAACAACTGATCGTCAGGTAACAATTGATGAACTCAGTAAACAGGGGCAGGACAACGGATTTCCAGTTCAAACTGCTCCGTCTATGATCCCGAAATCTCGTAATATTATTATTGATTCCGCAAGGCGAGACTGGAGCGTTCAACCAGACGCATACTCGAACATTTTTTCGTTTGGCGCTCAGACTCCGCAGCAGACGATCGGTCCGCAAACGCCTTTCTTTTTCAACAATCCTACGATCCCGTTAGCCGCATGGGAAAGCCCAACAATTCCTCCCAAGGTGGGATCTGGGGCACTGTCTGGAGCGACTCTGACTCCCAACAATGTGCCCCAGGCATTTCCTCCCGGAGTAGATATTCCGTCCTATTACAATAGATTTAACCAAGGTCTCGTCTACCCAAAGTACGGTTGGAAAATCGTCTTAGTCAACGGGCAGCTGGTTCATTCTCCCACGCCAGTTGTATACACGGATCCAAATACCAGAGTATACTTCTACCCCACCTATGATTCGGCTCAAACCAGGGGTGCACAGATCGGAATTGATATTCAGCCAAAACAGTATGGAACAAACGCATATATATATTCTACACAACTTGCTCTGTCAAACGTATCGGAAATCAAGCTATCTCGTGCGATTCTTCCAGTAAGGGCAACCCAGCCATACCGCCCCACCACCTTTTCGTCCCCCATCGACTATCCAATGTCGTTCCATTCTCAACCGTATATTTTGATGACGATTCAGAACCTAAAAGGAGGATACCTTGGAGGATCGCAGATAGCCCAGCAGTCGTTTACTGTCCTAACCCAGGACACACGCAATTTGTATGCGGGCACTGGCAATTACCCCGCACAATATTCTGATTACTATTCGTGGTCGAACGAGTCGTATAAATTCGATCCCCCAATGTCAAAAATGTCCAATGCGAATATCCAGCTATGGAACCCGGCTGGTGATGTGTTTTCTCATCTTGATAATCTTAGCGTCGTTGATTTTGCACTTGATACCATAAATGTTGGCAAGGTAAAATTCTATGTCACTCAGTCAACAACAAACTTGTCGTTTGGCGATTCTAATGTGTTTCTGGAATCGGATATTCGAGTGGGTGATGAGATTACATTTTACTCACCTGCTCTCACACAGGTTTCATCAGATCCATCCTGTAGCCCAGCCCTCTCTTCCTTCTTTAGTTTGATGTCAAATAACTTCCTAGTCACGGATATCTGTGGAACAGACTTTACTCCGCCAGTCGCATCGTCTCTTTTCGGCATAGGAACATCGTTCACTGCCGTTCCCAAGGTCGTTGGGTTCGCAGGTATGTCGAACGCACTCTCGACTATTCGTTCATTGATAACAACGGTTTCTAGGGTATGTCTTCAGCAGTATGTGAGTGCCGTGCAAACTATTCCATTTGCGAATAAACGCACACTGAAGGGTGACTACGTGATCCCCCTGATGAACTTGAACGCCCAGGCAACATTTGTTCTCGAAGTGACAACGATGGAACCTGACACGACAAACATACAAAAAATCATCCCGAACTAAGGATAAGAAACGATGTCGGCTCCTCAGAATGGCGAAATCTACCCCCGTCGAACAGGTGAACTCAACGAGTACTATGTGGATACGGCGATCCGCAGTGCCCCGAAACATACTGGGTTTGTCCCAAACCTTGTGGACCCCGAGACGCAGGCCACACAGGCGTTCAAGCTGTTTTCCACGCACCACGAAAACCCGAAACTGGCGTATGGGTCTACGTTCCAGCAGCAGGCAACGATTCGTGTCCACACTGCCACGCCCCTCAACCAGGCCTTCTTTTCCGAGGCCAATATCCAGCACCTCCAGGATGAGATCCGGTACCGTGTTTGGGAGAAGAGCGAAAAGAAGTATGTCATTGATAATCAGCGCCCCGACGATCTCAAGACGATCATGCGTGCTTACTACCTCCAGTACCAGATCAATGTGGAAGCCAATGCTTCCCAGGAACTCAATGACCTCAACGAGCGTGTCCTGAAATTCTGCGTGGACGATGTTCTGGGGTCTATCAACATGTATCTCTACAACCGCAACCAGATCCTGAACTACCCGGAACAGATCAGCCGGCCCATCAATCCCCACATTTACGGAACGAAGGGTGCGGAATTCAAGGCCTTCTTTTAGAGTAGTGTCTAGTAATGATCGCACGGTTTGGCGACCGCACATATGGGAAAGACGGGACTAAACTTCTCGTATGGGATTCTGGGTGGGATACGTTTCGCCCCGTTGACAAGATTGTGTGGAACCCCGTGCGCAAGGATGTACAGTTACTGTATGGACAATTGTGTTCTGAACTGTTTGATACGAGTTATGGGTTTGGAGATGTTCAAGATGAATGTGTAGAGTTCACAGACAAATTTATCTCAGAGATTGAGACTGCTCCTATCCTTGAAACGATTGATGAGTTCTGGGCGTGGACAGGGCAACCAACCGAATGGTTCTATGATCGTCAGATCGTTCTTCATCCGTGTTCGCAGAAGAAACCGAGTCGGGCCGAGTATCTCCATATCATGAACCTGCGGGCCAAGACTGCCAAACGTATCCCTCGTCAAATCAGAGGAACACTTAAACGAAGGAAACAGTAAGAGAACAATGCGAGTCAATATTGTATCGTCGCACCGTAACCAAACTGGTCTTGCTCAGGATGTAGATATCTTACAAGGTATCTGGTATGCCTCGGACGAGACCGTCAAGTTTCGCCGCATTCTGCATGCCCAGCCAGAATGCGAGGAAGCCGAAATGAATGTGTTCCTAGAAGTTCTGGCACCTTCTCTGTTCACCTACGCTGCCAAGAATATCTTGATCCCGAATCCCGAATGGACGTACAAGTCTTGGATCCCATACCTTGCCTCGCTCGATGAAATCTGGTGTAAGACGCACGAGGCCGTAGATCTATTCAAGGATCTTCATCCGAATGTCAAGTATATTGGCTGGACGTCGATTGCCAAGGGTATTCCCGAAAAGAAGAATTTTCACAAGGCACTTGTCGTGACCGGAAAGAACATTTTTCGTCACCCCCAGTTGATTGTAGATGCGTATGCTCTGGCTGTTACTGCGGATGTAAAACTCCCCGAGCTTCATATTGTATACGACGGCAACAGGTTGAAGGTCGATGTCCCCGAGTCTCTGTCCAAGAAAGTTATCACGTATCCTTCCACCCTCAAACAG